TCACTTTTCTTTTGTTATCAGCATTGGCATATAAAGGCGAACTTGAACCTCAGTCAGCCAAGCAGAATGTTTAGTCAAGCTCTCAATTTCTTTATGAGAGAGAGCAGTCAAGTTGGTTCCTACACTTCGTGCTATATGTTCACTCTCTTGCAGAGGAATTTTCTGTTCTAATTCAGACCAGTGTATAGCATTCTTTACTTTCTCGATAATCGTTTCTTGGGCTGCTTTACTTTCAGCTCCTTTCAGGTTGGTAATTTCTTCTTCAGTTATAGCGTGAGCCTGCCATACATCAGGATGAACATTTCCTTCTTTCAGGTTGGTTACAAAACCTTGAATAAGCCTCGTACTACATTCCCATTCTAATGGAACATATGCAAAATGCTCTTTGCTTGCATACGATTCATATAGATTATTGGCTCTCTGCATTTTTTTTATCCTATCCATCATCAGGGTTATGGTATTCATAGCCAGAATGAAAATATTCGTTGTCTTATTGGCAGAGATGGTACTATTGCCGGCATCGCTCACAATAATGAAGTCTGTATGAAACTTACTTTTATTTTGACTAAGCTTATGGGCTCCTTGATTGTCATAAACACCTCCATCTATCAATTTGGGAGCTTCTGGTTTATCGGGGCAATTTTTGTATTCTTCTATTAAGTATTTTTTATCAATAGTAATTGGCGTAAAGCCATAAGGAACACACGACGAAGCCATAACAACATTTGCTATGGGAAAATGTTCTGAGTTAAAGATAGATTTTCCTCTAACACGGTATGCATATTCTCCCATTGTCTTTTTTGAAAAATAAAAAGGCAATTGGGTAGCGATATTTGTAGAGTTGATACACAATAACGGGCTATCGGGCAAATCACACAGAGTCTTTTCCTTAAAGAAAACTTTATTATACAATCGTGAAATAAGTTTACTTGTCGGTATCGTAACAAATGAATGTTTCAAGCAAAGAACAAGTAGTAAGAAGAAGATAATACCACCCACTAATGTAGCACAAATACCAGAGAGCATAGATTGATTAGGAAAGAGCATACACATAAGAAGCGCTGTTATATAACCAAACATTACTGATGTCGATAACAGCAAAAAACCTGCTATACCAAGATATAAAAATGATGACCATAAAACACTCTTTGATAGGTTTATGATAAATCCCTTCTCAAAATTTTCGTAGTTTTCTTTATTAAGCGCATAATACGCCGCTGTTATGGATCCACCGGAAACAGAAGATATAACATCGACCTTTTCTAATATGCCAAGTCGATGAAGAGCACGCAACGTACCAATGTGATACGCTGCAGCTCTATATCCTCCTCCAGATAAAGCTAATCCTATTTTCTTTCCTGCAATACTCATGATTCTGGGACAATACAACGTGGGGTAAAAGTGTATGAAGAATTTATTTTAGTATTATTTGAAACCAAATTCTTTACGTGAACTTTATTATCTTCGTTACACTCTACAATTACATCGCCAGTTTTTGTTGTAAATAAATGAACATTATTTTGATGTAGAATTTGTCGGACCTACGGGCAGAAAAACGAATAATACAAAAGAGAAAACCACAAAACTCTAAAGAATAAAGAAATACACAAAACACGATTACAAACGAAACGTACATTTGCTTTACAAACGCTTGAAAACGCTTTACACTTAAGAGGCCCTCGCGGGCTTTTTTTATGCACGGGCGCGACAAACGATTGCGAAACCTTTACGCAGTGCGGTTTTGAGGCCGAATGCGGGCGGATGTGGGCGCGGGTGTACGCGGGTATGCAAACGGGCCTAAATCGTTTGTATAAACGGCGGTTGTGGGGCTTTTATAAGGCGTTTTAATGGCGCGGGAGAATGTGTATGCCGGTGCAGCTTCTTGCTCCGGGTATTTTACTTTGTCTTTTTGGTTATATTTCAGGTAGTTGAAGCGTGGTAAAAAGCGAAGGAGCGGTACCAAATGGCGATTGGGCAAAAGGGGCGCGATGCGGTGATAAAAAGTTACAGAAAACGGCGTTTTTGCAAAACTGCGGTCAAACTGCGGTCAAAACTGCGGTCATTATCCTGTTAATTGGCTGCGAAAGGAATTTAAAATAGTCGCTTTTCGTGTTAAAACTGTGTTAAAATACTGCTTCTTTTTGGCTGTTTTTCCGTTGTTTTTCTCTTTTCTTTTCTTTGTTTTTCAGCGTTTTACACCTCTTATTGGTCTTACTTTTGGCTTAAAATCGGAGATTTTACAAAAGGAAAGGTTTATTTATATGTTCGTATTGTAGCGAATAGACATTTTGACGATCGCAATGGATTTTATATGTTCTTTGCGTACGTCTTGCGGTTGATGGTGGGGATTGTAACTTACAAGGGTGACGTATTCTTCTCCTTTCTCGGATTTTTGCAGGTATTTCGTTACGAACATCTCGTCTCCGTCGGCGTCGATATATATATTATGTATCTCTCCCCACAGTGCGTTTTCTAAGCTTATCTCTTTATAACATACTATATCCCCAGCCTTTAGGATTGGATACATGGAATCGCCTCGGACGGGAATCGCTCCATCGCATTTTGGTGAATTTGGGATTGTTATGTTTCCGATTGGGGTTTGTTGGGTTTGGTCGGAATATAAGGTTGTTAGGCCCGCAGATATCTCTGTCGCGTAGAGTGGAATTTGCTGAATTTCATACTTTTTATCTGTAAAGTGTTTGCCATACAGCATAATCTGATTGTCTTCGTTAACGGTTTGGGCTTCGGGGTGTTCTATTTTGTATTGGTTCCTGATCATGCTTCCTCTTCCTGTGAGAAACCAATCGGGGGAGAGGTCCGGGAAGGTGTCAAGTATTTTTGACGCCTTATCTACTCCAATCGTCCCGCTTTCACTAATATTGCTAAGATTTCCTCTTTTTAAGAGAGAAAGAGCCTCCATTTGTCTTACGGAAATCCCCTTATATTTAGAGAATTCCTCGATTCTCTTCTTTATTCCACTCATATTTGTCGAAAATTTTTGTCATATTTCTTTGTTATGTCAAAAATACATGTCATCTTTGCACTGTCGTTTTGATATTAAAACGAGCGTTCAAAGTTAAAGAAAAAAATATGAAAAGTAGAACATGGGGAAAAATCTATGTGGATCATGGGATGAAAAAAGAGATTCACAAAAGACTGGGAGTTTCTTATCCGACGATCCGTAAGGCTCTGAACGGAGAGAGGACAATCATTAACGAAGCTACTCAGGTGCGAGCGAAAGTGCGCAGAGTGGCGATAGAACTTGGCGGCAAAGAGGTGGAATTGGAAAATTGAAAAGGTTATGGACGCAAAAAAGCTGGTAAAGGGGACGTGGTATGATTACGTGCGGAAAGACGGGAGTCGGCACAGGGTGAAATACCTGTACCCGGGCGTGAATGGTTACTTTTTCTCGCTGGAGATCGGGAAAGGCTTGATGTCGCTTGCAGAAGGGGTTGTTCGTGAAAGGATAAAGGATGTCGTATGAGAATGGTAAAGGTTTTATTCGGTTTTTTACCGGGTGTGACGCTGGGGATGTGGCTGAAAGCGATGTGGCTGTGTGTTTCGATTGCTATATGCAATCCGACGGACGACTGCGCGTGGTGGGTTATCGTCGCGTTGATCGTGAATCTGCTCGTATCGGGGCTGATGGTGGCCCGGGATCGGGAGCGTTGGAGAAAAGTTTGTGAGAAGATAAACAGTATATAAATCATTAAGTTAAAGCAGTATGAAAACAGAAGAAGTACAAGTAGTAAAAAGAGAGAGAGTAATTATGTCTGTCGATGCGGAATGCGACGGGTTGTGGGGGCGGCATTTCGCTATCGGTGCGGTGCTTTATAGCGAAGATGGTAAGGAAATTCGCCGTTTTTGTGCAAAATCAGATATCGTACCCAAAGACGAGTGGGTACAGGAAAATGTGGTGCCTTTCCTCGATGATATTTTTGTTGTTGGGGGGACGCATGAGTTATATCGTTCTTTTGCTCATTTTTATAAAATAGCAAGAGAAGAGTATGATGTGACCACTTTATGGCATATGGGATATGTCGTGGAGGGTTATTTATTCAGGAGTTTGGTGAAAGGTGGGTACATCGGCGAATGGGACGCACCTTATACGCCTATCGAGGTTTCGGCATACTTGGAAATCGCCGGATATGCTCCTGATAGCGTAGAGAAATATTTGGAAATTAAGGGAATAAAAATTGAGGGTGAAGGCTCACGGCATCACCCGCTTTTCGATTGTATTTCGGCATACAGGGCGTATGAGTCTCTGAAAGAAGAACTTCAACGCGAAAGATAAAACCTTTGGATTGGATGGCGGATGGTCTGACGGCTCTTGCGTCTTCTGCCGGCAGACCCGCGACGAAGGCGCACATGGTTGTTTAGGTTCGATACGCGGCCCGCGAGACGAGGGCATCCCGGTAATGGTTTTCGAGGGGGTTCGATTCCCCCTGCCGGACAAAAAGATATATTGTTATGTATCAAGTAGTTGACGGGAATTTGTGTTTGAGTGTGGCGGATTGGATTGGCGCGGGGCTGACTCGCAATCAGTTCGAAAACGACTCGAAGCGCGGGGATTTAAAGATATTCCGGCGCAGCAAGCACGATAATACGTTAATCGATATGTGGTCGATCCGGAGGCCGGAGCGGCTTGCGGTGATTGAGCGCGCGTTCGGTCTTCGGGGCGAGCGGAATAATAACGCGAAGCACACGGGGCTGACGAAAGACGCGGAGGCATTCGACTATTTCAGAAATTATACCTACGGCGAGGAGGAGACGCATCTCTCGCCGGATACGATCGATAAATACACGAACAATGCGACGATCGTCAGGGCGCTGTTGAAGCGGCTGGAGGTGATCCGCGCGCACAGGCGCATCGCGATGGGCGAATTTTGGGCGGATTCGACGGCTTTCGCTATCGAACAGCAGACGAAAGGTTTCCCGAACTCCTTGCCCGAGAGCGAGCGGGGTTTTGAACGACTGGTTAAACGGTATTTAAAAGAGGGCTTATCGGCGTTTATCTCGAAAAATTACGGCAATGAGGCTGCTATTCGTCTCGAAGAAGAGGCAAAAGAATGGCTCATTGCACGATATGCGACCCCGATTAACAAACTTACGATGAAACAGCTGTGGCGCGAATATAACGCCGTGGCGCCCGGCTACGGCTGGAAGACGGTCAAGGCGGAAAACACGGTTCGGCGCTTTTTGAATCGTCCGGAGGTGCGTCCGATGTGGTACGCGATGCGGCACGGCGAATTGAAAGCTAAAGAGTTATTTACACGGCAAAATAAGACGATACTGCCTCAGATGCGCGATGCGCTTTGGTATGGGGACGGCACGAAGCTGAACTATTACTACTTAAATGAGGAGGGCAAGATGGATACTTGCTGCGTGTATGAGGTGATGGACGTGTATAGCGAGGTGCTTCTGGGCTATTACATCAGTAAGAAAGAAGACTTCGAGTCGCAATATTTCGCTTATAAGATGGCGATGAAATTTTCGGGGCATAAGCCTTACGAGATTCGCTTCGACAATCAGGGCGGTCACGGGAAATTGAAAAACGGCAGATTCTTTAAAGATATGGCGCGGCTGGCAATCTCCACGCAGCCTTATAACGGTAAATCGAAGACCATTGAGAGCGCTTTCGGGCGTTTTCAGGCGGATTTCTTGCATCGCGACTGGTTTTTCACGGGTATGAACGTGAAGACGAAAAAGGAGGAGAGTCGCGCGAATAAGGAATTTATCCTTGCGAATCAAAAGAACCTGAAAACGCTCGCCGAAATCAAGGCCATTTACGAAGCTCGCAGGCGAGAGTGGAACGAGGCGGAGCACCCGGGCACGGGCCGTCGGCGCATCGATATGTACCGGGAAAGCGTGAACGAGAAGTCGAAGAAGATCACGGCGCAGGATATGTTCAGCCTGTTCGGAATACTTGACAACAAAGATTCATGCAAGTATACGGCGGGCGGCCTGAAAAAGAAGATCAAAGGGCAAAAATATACGTGGGAAGTTCTGACGGCGGATGGACAGCCGGATTTGGACTTCTTACGCAAAAATGTGGGCAGAGATTTCTTCGTGGAGTACGATCCCACGGATATGTCGGTTGTCGCGCTCTATGTAAAGGATGCTTCAGGCGAATTGCGGTTCGTGACGCTTGCGAAGAAATACATCGAAATTCATCGGGCGAAACAGGAGCAGGACGAGCTGGACAGCAAGTTTCTCAAGCGTATGGAACTTCAAAACAAGGAGCAGCGGCTCGAGATGTCTGAAGAAGGGGAGCTGCTGATGGAAAAATACGGCATGCACCCGGCGCAGCACGGGCTTAATATGCCGAAACTTCGGGGCGTGGAGCGGGATGTCCGCGAACGCAAGAAGAAGGTCGACATCGGCACGATGCTGAAGGACGAAAGCAATATGCTGCAGTCGATTGACGGGGATTATGATTTATTAGACAACTATTAATAACTATAAAACAGATGATTACACAGGAAGAAAAACAAGTGATTTGCACGAGGCTCGCGGAATATTGCGAGATGATGGGCAGTCAGAACAAAGCGGCGAACTCGCTGCAAGGTGTTAGCGGTGCGACGATTACGCAGATGCTAACGGAGAATTGGGAGCTGATTAGCGAAAAAATGTGGCGCAGCGTGGCGGCACAAATCGGGGTAAAATACACAAAATGGAACATCGTGGAAACAAGGAATTACAAGGCGCTTACGAGCATATTTCAGGACGCGCAGGAGAACGCGCTGGTGCTGGCCGTGTGCGGTGAAGCGGGCACGGGCAAGACGCTAACGGGGAAAGCATACAGCGAAACGCATAAGAACGTCTATCTGCTGGGTTGCTCGGAGTATTGGAACCGCAAAATTTTTCTTCAAGAACTGTTGCGGGTGATGGGAAAGAACCCCGCGGGCGACACGGTTGGAGATATGGTGCTCGACGTGGTGAATGAGTTGAAACGCAAGGATTCACCCCTAATTATCCTCGACGAGGCGGATAAGCTGAGCGATCAGGTGCTTTTCTTCTTTATTACATTCTACAATAAGTTAGAGGATTACTGCGGCATCGTTATGATGGCGACGGACTACCTCGAGAAGAAGATCAGACGCGGGCTTCGGTTAAATAAAAAGGGCTATAAGGAGATTTACTCGAGGATTGGCCGGAAGTTTATCCCCATGCCGGGGGTGAGCGTGACCGATATCGTGGACGTATGCCGCGCGAACGGCGTACAGGAGCAACGGATGATCGACGCGGTGAAGACGGATTGTGAGGGCGATCTGCGGCGTGTGAAGCGCAAGTGTCATGCACTGAATAAGAAGAAGGAGCAGGAGCAATGAAGCGGGCGTACAGCGTGCAGGAGCTCGCTAAAATGCGGACGACGTCGAGCGTGAGCTTAGGCGAAGAACTCGATGACGCGATGGGCGAGGTAGAGCTGAGCGGCACGTGGTTCGTGTACGGGCCGCCCAAAAACGGCAAAACCTCGATGGCGATGACGCTCGCTAAGGCATTGGCGGAGCATAAGAAGGTTCTTTATAACAGCGTAGAAGAAGGGATCAGGAAGACGGTGCGGATGGCTGTGGAACGGCAGAGTATGCACGAGGTCGGGCGGAACTTCTTCTTGCTGGATCGGGAGTTTTACGACGATCTGTATTTCAGGCTGTCGCATAATCGGAAATATGGGGTCATTTTCATTGACTCGGTGCAGTTTATGGGGCTTTCTTACGCGGAGTATAAGAAAATGAAGCTTGCTTTTCCGGATAAGTTGTTCGTGTTTATTAGCCACGTGAAGGGCAACGTGCCGGATGGGAAAGCGGCCTTGCGCATTATGCAGGACTCGGACGTGATCTTTAGTGTGCGCGGATTTAAGGCGTTTGTGACAAGCCGATTCGGGGGCAATGGCGAATACCTGATTAGCGAGGAGATGGCGGAGAAGTTTTATGTAAAGTGAAAAACGAAAAGTGAAAAACGAAAAATGATGGAAACAACACTTGAGAAAAGGAAAAAGGGGCTGATTAAGCGGTTTCATACCCTGCTGGGGGCCGCGCGGCTCGATGATGACAGCAAAATGGAAATCTTGACTGCGTACGGTGTTACGACGTCGAAAGATTTATCTGTTAAACAGCTTACTGAAATCTGCAATAAGATGGACGATATGCTGAAGGGTGGGAAGCGCTCGGAGATGGACGCGCTTCGAAAGCGGGTGCTTGCGGCCGGATGCGCGTTTATGCGCGCTAACGGGCAAGAGGCAAGCATAGACTACGTAAAGGCGTGGGTGTGCAGGCGCGCGAAGAAAAAGAGCTTCAACGCGGTTCCGGCTGAAAGGCTCCGGGCGGCGTACTTCGCGTTTAATAATCAGCGCAAGGCGCTGGAAGACACGAAGGCCGTTGCTGCGGAGATGGCGCGCAGGGGGATGAATCAGGAGTTTAATTTGAATTAATTTGATTGATATGGATATCGTGACATTGAAGGAAAAAGCGGGTGAGCGCGTGGTTTTGGCTTTAGAGCCGACCGAGGCAGTGAAATTGGCTAATATTCTTGATTTTGCATGTTATAACAATCCGAAGGTGTCGGATGATTCGAAGCGTTTTGTTAAAGAAGTCGTCAGATCCGCGGCGAAGCTGGAAAAGGCGATAAAATCGGGGTGGTTATAGCATGGATGCAAAAATTTGTGATCGCTGTGGGGCGATCTGGAAGGACGCAAAGGAAGAAGTAGAGTGCGGTGTATATGTGTATAAAATAACTGTTTTATACGAACAGTGCGATACTGTCTCTTTGGATTTGTGTGTAAATTGTGTAAGAGGGTTAACTGCTTATTTAGAAAACAAAAAAGATGGGAAATAATAACGAGTCGGCAGATAAGCTGCTGGATATTATAAAACAAATGATAGAAGACGACAATAAAGGGCTGATTATGTCTACGACCGTGCCCAAGGTGGAGTATGATCCACGCGGGGCAATTGTCTGCTTCGGGGTTGAGCAAAGTACTGGGGATGCGGTACGGCCAAGCGTGTATGGGCTTCCGTCGAGGTATATGGCGTTTGCTTTTTTTATCGATAGAGAGGAGTACAAAAAGTATAAAAATATCAAATAATTGAAGTTATGGAAATGGTAGAAATGACGCTCGAGGAGCGCAAAGAGTTTGAGGCTTTTAGAGAAGCACAGAGAAAAAAGGAAGAAGCGGCGAGGCGGAAGGCGGATCGCGAGGCGTATGCCGAAATCGTCGACGAAACGCTGGCGAAAGTTATGCCTGAATTGCAGGATATTAGCGCGAAAATCGCAGAACGCAAGGCGGCTGTGATGGACGCGTTTAAGGGTGCGCTTGAGATGAAAGCAGAGCTGTTCGGAATTAAAGAAGAGCAGCGTACGCATACGTTTACGAATAGCGATTCGTCAATCCGAATCACGGTCGGGCATTATACGCTCGACGGGTATCGTGATACAGTGGAAGAAGGGATTGCGAAGGTGAAAAACTTTATCGAGTCTCTTGCGAAGGACGAGGGAAGTCGGGCCCTGGTAAAGGCCGTTTTTCGCCTGCTGTCTCGCGACAATCAGGGCAATTTGAAAGCTTCGCGAGTGCTCCAGCTGCGACGGATGGCTGAAGAAAGCGGAAATGAAGACTTCCTTGAGGGTGTGCGGATTATAGAGGAGAGCTATTTGCCTACTTCTTCAAGTATGTTTATTAAAGCGGCAGTGAAGAACGCGAATGGGAAGTGGGAGTACGTGCCGCTGGGGATGACGGAGGCGTGATTATGAAAGAGTGGGCGTTGGTTAATCGGGCATGTCGTGCTTGCGGCGTATCGAGAGAGGAGATGCTCTCGAGCAGTCGCAAGCGCGGCGCGGTCGTCGCACGACAGATGCTGTGTTACGTGCTTAGGCAAAAGGGCTACGCGTGGCACATGTGCGGGCGCGTGGTGGGCCGGGATCACGCCACCGCAATGCATGGGGTACGGGTATTCGCGGAGCAGTTGCATCTTGGAGAGAAGCTAACTGTTCACGTGTGGCGGGCTTTCGAGGGTGCGAACGCACTTATAGCAAGTGCAGGTGATCGCACTTGCAGTTTCTAAAAGAAAAACAGGGAGATTACACAGTTATGAGCAAATACAATCCGCGGGGGCGGAGCTACGAAAAAAGGGTGCGGGAGATTAACCGGATTTACGACGAACACAGTCGTTCCGGTCTCTCGAATCGCGAAATCTGGAGGCGGTATATCTATCCCGTCTTCGGCATCTCGGAACGCACGTTCTATAAAGCACTCAAAGACTCGTCGAAGTTTCCGCCCGCTGTGGAACAATGAATTATAAGAATATGAGAAAAGAAATCTATGAATCGATACGCGAGGCGCTGCTTCGGATCAACGCGCCTTATGCGATTGCGTATATCGACGTTTGGAATCAGAACACGCTGTTCCCCGAAGGCGAGGTGCCTTTCCCGCTTCCGGCCGTTTTTGTCGAGTTCGTGCCCACGGATTGGACCCACCTCGATATGGGTTGTTATAAAGCTAATCAGCAGATTAGACTGCATATTGTAACAGAGTGGGCAGGGTCGGATGCTTACCCGCAGGTATTCGATCTAATCAACGAGGTGGCGTGGGCGTTGCATAATCTTTGCGGCAAGAGCTTCAAGGCGTTGCAGCGCGTAGCGTCGGAAACGACGCATCAGTTCGATCAGTTGCTCGATATGATCGAAACGTATCAGTGCGTGGGAGTTGATGAATTTGTAAAAAATAGAACAAAAGAGTTAGGAGGTAGGCCATGATCATTTGTGTAGACTTTGATGGTACAATCCACGACGGCGTGTGGCCCGCGATCGGGGAGCCTCGAGAAGGGGCAAAGGAAGCGATAAACAACCTTCGGGCAGAGGGTCACTATATTATAATATGGACGTGTCGTGAAGGTGTGCAGCAAACAGAGATGGTAAATTGGTTACTGGCTCAAGGCATCGGTTTTGATCGCGTGAATGATCACAATCCCGATCAGGTGGCTATGTATAAGAATAATTCGCGTAAGGTGTATGCGCATTGTTATGTCGATGATAAGAACGTGGGCGGGATGCCGAGTTGGGGTGAGGTTGCGCTGCTTATTAGACGTCAGGAAGAAGAATATCAAGGGAAAGTGAAAAGGGAAGAGTGAAGAGTGAAAAATGATGGATGCGTTGAAAAACAAAGTGATATTAGACGCCTGTTGTGGCGGTCGGTGCTTTTGGTTTGATAAACAGCATGAACGTGCTTTGTTTGTCGATATTAGAAGCGAGAAGTACGCTTTCGAAGGAAATAGAACTCACGAAGTCTTGCCTGATTCGATTGTGGATTTCCGGAATATGCCTTATCCGGATCGTAGTTTTAAACTTGTCGTGTTTGATCCTCCGCATCTCGTGCACGCGGGTAATAATGGTTATATGTCAAAGAAATACGGTTCTTTAAAAGGGAATTGGCGCGAATATATCCGTGCCGGATTCGATGAGTGCTGGCGTGTGTTAGACGTGTACGGAGTGCTTGTGTTTAAATGGAACGAGACGGATGTGAAGGTTTCGACAATACTTAATTTAATTGACAAACAGCCGCTTTTCGGGCACAAATCTGGGAAGGCTTCGAAAACACACTGGCTTTGTTTTATGAAGTTTGAATCATAATATTTTAATCATGGATACAAGCTATTTGGAAGATGCGTTAAAAAATCATGCGATTGTAGTTTCGCAGACAGTTGCGGCACTCGCAGAAATTGAGGCGATGAAGGCGGAGAACGCGATGGCGGCGGATCTGGGTCACACGATCCCATATTCGGAGGATCGGTTTCGTGATGTACCGGGCGAATATGGGATTGATCATAATTCTGTCGTGGGGATGTTTAGGAGATAAGATATATGTTATTTTTTCATTAGTTGTTTGTTTTAGTTGATTTTTTGGGAAGCCTGTTCGGGACGAATCGGCTTCCTTTTTTTTGTGGCTTGGGCTGCAAAAAAAGCGGATGTTACTCCGCTTTTTCGATTCTTATATGCTTCCCGCAGTGCGGGCAAACTGTATTTCTGGGCACTTCTTCTTTTTTGTTAGCCCGGAACAGTTCTGTGATGTCTACTTCTAAAACCTCTGCATAACGCTGTAATGTTTCAAGGCTCGGATTACCATGTATTTGCCGCTGCGCCGTTCCCCTTGTTATTCCGAGTTTTTCAGCCACTTCGGAGACTGTAAGCCTCTTTTCTCTTATTATTTCGTTTATCCTTAGCATTCTCAAATTATTATTATATGTTAAACACACGGCAAAGGTACGCTATATATATGTATGTAGCATTATGATGCTGTTAAACATTCTTAATTGTAGCATTTTTACCACTCTTTTTCTTGCGTGGTGTAGCATTATGATGTATCTTTGCAGTGTAATTAATAATAAAAGTGCGGGTGACACGATAAATACTACCGACAAAAAGATGAGAACAAATGCAGAACAAATTCTGAGAGAAAATTACAAGAGTGTAGAAGATGCATCGATGAGCTTTGCAGAGTACGTAAAACTCGAATCTGAGAGCGATCCTAATTTCTATCGCTTCTTCTTTGACGAAGCGTTTGAAAACGACTTTGACGACGATTTAAGCGAAGAACAGATAGAAGAGTTTGAAGCGTTCCTTAAAACCCTGTTTATAGAAACAGGCTGGTTCTACAAAGGTTTTACGGATAAAATCTACAAAACAAAAGAAGATGCCGAATTTGACGCTTATTCTGATTTCGCTAACGACTCCTCGTCAGATGATTATATTGATGAGGATGGGGAGCTCATTCAAGACAAATTTGACGCGGATGCGAAAGCATTCGTCGAAGAAGACGGTGTCATTATGACTATGAGGGATGCGCTCAAGAGTGGTCTGACAACATTTGAAACACTTGAAATAAGATAAACCAACCCCGCCCCGGGTACCTGCCCGGGGCAATAAAAAAATAAGGACATGAAAGCGTTAGAAGAATTAAGAAGCGAATTGAAAAGCGCACTAAGCGCTGGCACGTACGAGATGGGCTCTTTATACGCACACGTTGATGAAAACATCCAGTGGGCATGGGACAACTGGGATATAGATTTTAGCGAGTTTTTTGAAGGCGATGAAAAGCCGGAGCGTTACACAGAGTCTTTTCGCGATGAGTGGATTGACTGCGAACTCTTCGAAGAGGAGCTTCAGTATATAAACCGGAATTGTATCTAAAACTAATCAGCCCCGGCCACCCGGCTGGGGCAATAAAAAAAATAAGAACATGAAAAAAAACGGAACATATAGAAAGGTCAAGTTTACGATCACTCGCACGGGGTATGGGCAATATATGCTCGAGGCCCACTATCGTGGAAGGAATATTAAGGTACATGTTACGGACTCTTCTTTGTGGGATGACATTGATAAAGAAGAAAGAGAAGATCGTGAAGATCGGAGGTACGCTCTGAAATCGGCTTATGGTCGTATTGTCAACGAATACAGAAGAATGTATATTGATTTTTAACTGCCCTGCCCCGGCCACTCGGTCGGGGCAATAACAAAGTCATGTTACAATTCGAAAGCTACATATATAGTAAACTCGCAGCATACAATCCAGTCGTGCACTTTTTAGAAAAAGAAGACGTCATGCAAGAAATACGCTTCGCAATACTCACAGCGAAGCAAGGCGAGGTGTTTCGCGTAGCTTCGACGCTTATCCGCCGACTTGCCCGCGATTGCGGCTACAGTCGCAGGAAAGGTAAGGATAATTTCGAGGCGTTCTATCGCGAAAACGCTCTTCCTTACAACGCGGAACAGGAAGCTCTGTTGCAGGAGGTCGAGGATTTATACATCACGGGCGATATGACTGCTCGCGAAATCGCACAACACTACAATATTAAGTTTAACAATGCCCTCGCGAAGAGGCTTTGCGAAGTGTTCCCGAAATCGCTCGGGAGCGGCGGAAAGCGAAAAAATGCAGGGCGCAAAAAAATAAAAAAAAACAGATGAAAACATGTATCAAATGCGGCGCGCAAATTACAGACGCGCAAAACATCGAGGCTCTCGGCTACACGATTGAGCCTAAATACTGCGAAAATTGTCGACGTGAAATTCGCAATTATCGCAAAAAATCTAACATTGTGCGCACGGAGCTTCGGCGCTGGGACAATGTCTTGTTTACCGATTTCCCGTTCGAGAAGGAAGATTCGGAGAACGAAGATAGATACTTCGTTTACAGGTTTGGAGGACGCCGATTCGGGCGTAGCTGCTGGTCTGGAGTGGCGCATTCCGGGCAGGTTCTTGTTTTTGTATCGTGTAAGTGGGACAGATCCGCCCCCGCCCTCGTGCGGCTGATGTCAAAGAAGCACGAGGCTGGTGAAAACGAGTATCTCGTTATCGAACCCGCGCAGGATACAACGTTGCCGCAAGTCAAAGCGTATTATATTGAAAATTATTACAAAACGACGATGCGGGGGCTCGGACGAGACCGCAACCTTACGCACGTCATCGAAGGTGAATACGACGTTGTGCTGGAGGGAACGACCAGATCCCGCTCCGGACGATTCGGGAACAGTTTCCGCCTTCTTATCGCCGACAATCTAAAAATCGAAGAAGAAGGGGTTGCATAAGTGAGAGGGGCATACGCCTCTCGCTCTTTATTCATTAAGATGGACATTATCGCTTATATGTACGAATTTGCACGAACGTCGAAACGTTCTAAGAACTATCGACGTTCGTATTTGAATCTCGCACGCAAGCTGTCGAAGTTCGCAGAGCAGCATCGCCTCGAAATCACGACAGAGACCGTAAACGAGCCTGTGCTTGAAGAATTCGTCGACTATATGCGTCGCGAGGGGCTTATGAAGAGTACGATTTTCTGCCTCGTCACGCGCATTAAGACAATTCTGCGACGAATGCAAGCGGATAACATACCTGTAAATCGCTCTTGTTTCGATTTCTCTGTAGAAAGCGAGCAAGGAAACGCGATCTATCTCACGTCCGACGAGGTACGACAGATCGCAGCGTTGCAGATTAAGAAACGAGAAGTCGCGATCATTCGCGACGTCTTCGTCGTCGGGTGCTTGACAGGAATGCGATACAGCGACTATGTCGCGTTAACGTCTTCGAACATCGTAGGCAACACGATCGTGCGCAGGACGAAGAAGACAGGCGCAACGGTCGTGATTCCGATTCATCCGCTCGTTAGAGAAATATTAGCCCGATATGGCGGAGAATTTCCTCGCTATAGGCGTTCGCAAGCAAACTTTAATAAAGTGATAAAGAACATATGCAAGCGTGCAGGCGTGAAGGGATATGTTCTTGTAGAGCGCACAGTCGGAATGCGGGTGCAGCGTAAGCGGATTAAACGTTACACCCTCGTAGGGTCGCATACCGCACGCCGATCGTTCGCAACGAATCTATATCTTGCAGGTGTTTCTGCGGGTAGAATCATGTTGCTAACAGGGCATAAGACCGAAGATGCGTTTTTTCGGTATATCCGCATAAATAAAGAAGAAAATGCGAAAATCTTATCTGAACATTCGTTTTTCAAATAAAGATTCGTATCTTTGTTTCGTTTTTGTAATCGTACTGTGTCGTAGAATTGAAACTCGGTTTCTCTTATAGATGCGCTTGATATAGCTACCTTTTAATCGCACTATCGTAGAATTAAAGCTTGAAAACCAAGCCAAGCGTCTGTGAAGACGCTTTTTTTATTATTAATTACAGCCCCCGACCTGCATGCAGACCGGGGGCTTTCTTCTGTAAAAAAAACAAGCTGTTTTTTTTGTTTTGTTTAACAAATTATGTTTCTTTGCATCAAATTAAATTTCTTACAAACAACAAAAAAAGAATACTATGAAAAGAGTTATTTTATTCGCTGTTTTGGCGTTCGTTCTTGCGTCTTGCACCTCTCCGCTTAACAAAAAGTACACACCCGAGAGCGCGCTGAAGGACTTGGAAAAGCTTGAAAAAGAGCTGAGCAAAGAGGATTATAACACGCTCGGAGAAGCGATTGTGCGCGCGGCGCTGGAGGATAAGAAAATCGAAGGTCGCACGTATGCAGATCTGCTCGAAGAAGGACGTGCGTGGGAGAAAAAGCAGCAACAAATTGAAGAAGAAAAGAAAGCGCTTGCGGAAAAGGCGAAGCGCGAAGAAGAAGAGCGTTTGCAGCGACTACGCGAAGCCGTGTCTGTCGTATGCTTCGCAAAAGGCTTCGAAGAAGTCGATTACGACGAATATATTACATACAAATTCGCAATAGAAAACAAGTCGGATAAGGCTATTCGGGCCGTGAAGGGCGTGGTTGTGTTCACGAACCTGTTCGGCGATGAGATAAGTAAGATCAGCTTTGTCTATGACAAAAAAATAAAGGTCGGTGAAACGGCGAAGTGGGATGCTACGACAGAGTATAACAAGTATAACGCCTCGGACGTGTCGCTGCGCTCGAAAGATCTTGATAATCTCAAGGTGGTTTGGAAGCCTTCAAATGTGCTGTTCGACGACGGTACGTCGTTAGAGTAGCACTGTTTTTAAAATCTACTTAAACAGCTTTTCGATATCATTTAAAATCATGCCCTCGATCTTTTTATCGAGGGCTTCGGATTCGCCGATGAACTGCCGCTTCGGGATTACGGAGCGCAGCCCCCGGCCGGCTCGTCCGCCTTCGTTGTGGATAGCGGCGTAAGGCGTATCATTCCAGATTGTAACCTCGCCGTTCCGCACTTCGCTTTTGTTCGAAGACATTAAGTGCTGCCGCTTGCTCTGAAGGGGTAAATATTTCGAGACGGTCGTGGGCGGCTTCCGATCCTGTCTTTTCGTCCGTGCCCACTTCGTCCTGCTTTTGTCGAGAAAACCTCCTTTTCGGAAGTTGTCGTTAAAGATATTGATCGCAAAAACGGCCGCTTTGCGCGGCCATACCTTGCCGCGCAGGTGCTGTAATTTCTTTTCGTTCGCTTTCAAAAACTTCAAAAATTCTTTTTCGGTCATTTTTTTTGCTTTTTGCTTTGTGTTCTAAAAACTTTTGTATCTTTGCAGCATATAAAAGCGGTTGATGTGTGGGCTAAACTTGCGTATGGCATAAGGGGTCGCCATCGACTGCTTTTATTCTTTTTGTTTTCTGATTTTGTCTGTTACTGAGTACAAAAAGCGATCGTGCTTTATTTTTCCTTTCTTATTAATATGCTCTGTCTCAGCGATGTTTAAGTACACTACTTTGTCCCTTATCTTCGCTTTATAATAATAAAAATGCCTAATCTTGTCTCCGCGCGTCTTCGACAACTTCGCCTGATCTACATATTTACTTTCTGCGAGTGTCTTGTCGAGGTGTTTCAAGTCTTCTTTTTTTAGCACTTTCGAACGCTTGAATGTGTCAGAGTATAAGTGTTCATTTCCTTTTTGGTTAAAAGAAACAGTTATGTCTTGTCCGTCAGCGTTCAGGACTACTTTTTTATCGAGCAGCACTTCCATTTCTTTCATATACTTATGTCGCAGCATAGCCGTCTTGCTCATCGGTTTGGTTTCCTGCGCTTTTTCTACGACCTTCTTCGCCGCCGAGCAGTTATAACAATCCTTTTTTCTCGATGCTGTAAGGTCTGTTTCCTTTGCGGCTTGCAGCATACTCGCGAACGGGCACGACGCACAGGACGCAGGGAAAAACGGCCCTTTGTCGGAAAATAAACGCTTCGTTTTCGCAGGGTTTTCTTCCAGCCCCGGCGACGGATCTCCGCCCTTCCCACTCGCGCTCGCAGGTATATTCGTCTCTTCGTCCGTCTGCTCCAGCCCGCATTTACACCCCCAGCGGTCTCCGGGACGGTGGGCATCCCAGAACGGGTCATTAACGGGCGCGATGGTGTTCCGAAAATCAAAATGTTCTTTGTCTTTTTGCACTGCCCACGATTCGACCCAGCGAAGATTCGGAAAAATGTCGCGATCGTCTTCGTACGTCTTCCACTTCTCCGCCAAATGTGCCCGCCGAACAGCCGTATTGTATTCGGTTTCAAGCCACTGTTTTACGTGGTGGTCGGCGATGGGTTTTACATCCTCGCGGAACTTCGTAAACGACTTTAATTTTCCGTCTTCGTCGAGCATCTTTGCCGCCATGTCGCGGCCCATCCGGTGCGAGCGGAAAGCGGAGTACACCTCGTTGTTTGTGCGCAGCTCGTGCGCGAATCCGCCGTATTTTTTGCTGTTAATAGACACATCCACAGCGTTGTTGAAATTCTGCAGAATGCCCTCGAAGAGCGCCGGATCGGCCTCGCGTTTCGGGTCTACCTGCTTGCGATACAGGTCGCGAATCGCTTTTTTAACATACCTGTCCATGTCGACCGGAAGCCTTGCTTCGCCCTTTTTCGCGGCTGTGCACTGCGGACAGGCGTGCGCGGTATCGTAATACTGCTTATCGACTAAAAGTCGAAAAGAAGCGGATCGCCCCCGGTTCTGGGGGCTTGCGCGAAAAAACCGCGCAGCATCTTATACATTTTCTCTTCGTCCTTTTCTTCGTCGCCGCCCGGGTTCGGTTCCGGAGCAGGCGCCGGAGCGCGTCTGCCAAGGATTTTGATGCCGTATTTCTCTTCGAAGTAGCTGCCTTCCACTTCGAAATTATTTAGCAGCATCGTCTCGATCGCAGTCATCTGATCCGCCGAGTAATCTTCCGCGTAATCCCATTCAAACGTGCAGCCCTTGAGCGGGAAGCCGTGCGCAATCATCCGCGGGATAAGTTGCACATTCACCATATCCCGCAGGCCGTCGGCGATATCTTCGATCAGGTTCTTCAGCACCTTCAAGTGCACTTCCGACTGTGACAAACTACTGCCGTTATCGATCGTCATCGTTTGATACAGCATGATCTTCGATAACTCCGAATTGGCCCGCTCGATGCGTTTGTCGTAGATGTTAAACGCGTCCGTACGCTGGTTCTCCTTCAGCTCGATCTCCGTGCCCTCGGGAAAAATCCCCCAGAATTTTGCGCCCATGTTCTGCATCATCTGCTCTATTTTCCGCCGTACGCTCGGGTCACGGGACGTCGTCTTCGCAATCCGCATGGGCATGCTGAACACTTCGCCGAAGGTGTCCCAGTATGCTAACATGTTCTTCTTCGGGATCGTGTGCGGAGAGGCTTTGAGGTACAGGCCGAGGTCGTGCGTGCCGCCGATTTCGATCAGCCACTTCGAAAATTTCGGGTCTCGGTAGTTGATGCCCTTACGCCAGTCGTCGCCCAGCTCGCCGACCACGCGGCCATACTCGGAAATGACGTGCTTGCGCGGGATAAGCAGCACATTATCGTATGCCGGCACGCCCTCGGCTGTCGTGATCACGTCGCCGAGCTGCACGAGCGAATGCCCCCAATACCGCGCCTCGAAATAGAAGCCCATGAGCGTCTTAAACCAGATGCTGTCGAATATTTTCTTCAATTCCTCGTCCTCTTTCTCGCCTTTCATGATCTTGAAGCTGCGCGCCTTGACAAAGCCGTTAATCTGCCCGATCGCGCCCGACAGGTGCCCGTCGATGGCCGTATCGCGATAAACGTCGTAAAGCCGCACGCGCGTCGGATTTTCCACGTCGAGCGCCTGCTGCCATCCTGTGCGCCAGTTGTTAATCTCCTGTCGTGTCAGTGACTCGGTTTGTCGCTGCACGCTGATGGCGATCGTGCGCAGTTTCTTTACGTCGCTTTCTTTCGCGAGATCGAAGCGTCCGTGCGGGGTCTGCACGACCGTGATATCGCTCTTTTTCCCGAATAAATCCAAAAGTCCCATATTGTAATTGCTTTATTACCACATATAATTATTTCTCTTTTCGCCTCCGTATCGGATTTCGGAAGCTCCTGTTTCGCCGTCTTCGTCGGTGGCAAGGTCGAGGTCGGGCACGATCTTTCCCTTCTGCACGCCTTCCAGCCACTCAATCGCGCGCTTGTATCTGATTTCCCGTATTTCATAGCCCATTTTACTCGGCAGCCACGAAACGAGGTGATAGAGCGCCATATCGCACAACGTCATGACGAGGTGCATGTTTCGCTCCTCGCCTCTCTTCGAAAAGATTTTGTGAACGTTGTATTTCGGGCGCAGGTATCCCGCCATTTCTTCCATCGCCATCTCCTCGGCCTTGAGGCGATTGGCTTCTTCGCTTTGTTGGATCAGGTCGAACGCACGCTCGCCGATTGTTACTTTGTAGTCGAGACTGTCTAAGAACATGTTACTTCGATTTAGGAAGTGCAACGTGAAGCGCCTTACGCTCGATATCGCCCGCCGTGACGCCGGGTCGGAAATATTTCTGTCGTACCAGCTCCGTGAGTCGCTTTTTCGCGATCACCACGAGTTTGCCTCGCCTGTTAATAACTACATACTTGCGCCCGTATCGCTTTGCGAGCTTGTTTGCTTTATTCACCGCGTAATTAAACCGAATCCCATAGATGATTTTTCGTATCTGTTTCATATATCTTGTTTTTAAAATGCTCTTTAGTTCTCAGCCGCTGAATGCTGACCGCTATTTTTCACTCTTCACTTTTCACTCTTCACTTTTCACTCTTCGTTTTTCGTTTACCAACTCCCTTTGGGCGCGGGTCGATCGCCGAATACAGGCTCGAATCGCTCCTCGCGCGAGCCTTTCTGCAATTTGTATATTGCTCCTTCGTCCGCGTCCGGAGCGTCGTCGTGCGCCCGGCTGCCGCGGGCAAGGGAAAGCGTCTGATCTATCCCGGTCTCCATATCCGTGTCGTTGCGCAGCGCTTCGTTGTAGAAGACGTATCCACGCTCCCAGAGCGGCGAGATCGCCTCGATACGCTGGATTTTATCGGGTTTCTTACGCTTGTCCGGCATGACCGGAAGCTGATAGCCGCGGATGTCGCCTTCGGCCTCGAACTCGTCGAGGATCGTATCCTGCATAAAGTTCGCTTCCATGTAGTAGCTTACAGCCACATCCTCCGGTAACGACTCGTCGAAATTGTACAGCCAGCGCACCATGCCGCTGACCGTATCCTGTCGCACGTAGCAGGCGATCAGGTGCAGTTCTCGCCCCGTTTTGCCCCACACACGCGCGGCTTTATAGTCGTTTGCCGTCGTGGATTTGAAAGACGGGTCGATGTAACAGATGATCTGATCGTACTTCCGAAGCGGCAATATCTTTTTGTAGCGAATCCACTGCCACTTGAAGATACCCCCTTCGGATATCGGGTTGTGCATCATCTCGCTCTGCCATGCTGAGTACCCGACAAAGTCCGCATACGCCTCCGCTTCTTCCTTCGTCCATTTTTCCGCCCACGTCGGATTGCCGTTTTTGTCGACCGCGTAAACAACTGAGAGTTTGACGTTCTTGATCGCCGCGATGTTTCGCAGCACCATGTTCTTCGCGAAGCCGTTTCCGACCATTAAAAAGCGCCCGCGCCCCACGTCCAACGCCCCGAAAAGCGCCTGCTTCACCCACTTTGTACACTCTCGTATGCGTTCTTCGTTGCGCGACATTTCGTCGTCGTCGAGGTCGTCGATAACGATGTAGTCCGGGCGTTGCGCCTGTTTCTTTAACCCGCGAGGCGACTGCCCACGCCCGACCGCAAACCACTTCGTTCCGCGTGTCGTCGAGAACTCGCCTCTTTGCCAGTCGCCTGCGTTCTTTTGCGTTCCGAAGTCGGCGATGAGTCGTTGATTATATTCCAGTTCTGCTTGCAAGTCTCCCAGCAGTGTCTTCGCGCCGTCTTCGGATTTATTTACGACGATCCCGCAGCGGATCTCCTGCACCTCGCGCATCATCAAGTTGACAGGGATAAATATGCCGAGGTGGGTGGATTTTGCGTGACCGCGCGGCCACATGAAAACCGCCTTTAACGTTTTGTTTTTTAGGATGTCGCGATGTGCTTCGTTGTGAAATTTAGCGTTGCTTACCAGGCCCTTGTCTTCGCCTGTTTCGGGATCGACTTTGCGCATGTAGTGCGGGAAGTAGTATTCGCAGAAACGCGGGTAATCGGAAAGCAGCTTCTTAATCCGCTTCTCCTTCTCGATCTTTGTTTCGCGCTGTGCCGCGACCGACAGCGCAGTAAGAGCCTGTACGCGTTTACAATGCTCTTCCCATATCCGCCTCGCTTCTTTCTCTTCCCGTGTCTGTGCCATCTTAGTCCTTTTTATCGACTCGTTCGAGCAGGTAAGCGTTTTGCAGCCTGTTCAGCGTTTTGACAAATTGAATGGATACTTCGTCGTCGAATTGAGATTGATATTCAACCCATTTTGAGAACGCCATAAAGACGTCGACCGCCTGCACGACGTTGGCTTTCTTATCTAATTTCTCGATTACGACCGAAAGCTTCGACAGCTTATCCGCCAAACCACCGACGGCGGCCGGATCGTCGCTCTCGTTTACATTCTCGATTAAGTTGTTAATCGCGAGGAGCAGCTTGTTAACCAGCTCCGGGCGCGTAATGTTATGCGCTGCGCGTAACTGCTTCCATCCGCCTTTGCTGATCCATGCCGAGACGGACTGCCGGGACACTGCCACTTTGTCGGCGATCTCCGTCGCGTCCGAACCGTTCATGTAAAGCATGCGAGCGAGTTCGCGCTTATTCTCCAATTCTTTTTTACTCATCCGATTTTCTTTGATTTAATGCTGCAAAGATGACCCTTTTACCCCCTGAAATGAAAATATCTGCGCAACACTCTCGCAAATGTATGCGGCTAATTCATAGTTATTTGGATGTCGTGGCGGGGCGCCTTTATATTTGCCGCAGTTTTTTGAACAAAAAATGACGAAATGACAGAAAAAGCGAAAAGAGTTCGGCTTACGAACAGCGGAATAAACGCGTACGGCACGCGGATTTTAACGGAAGGCATGGAGCTTAAGCAATATGCCCGCAATCCGGTGCTGCTCTATATGCACAATCGCGGGGAGGTAATCGGGTTGGTGAAGGATGTCGTGGTCGATGGCGAGGAGATTACGGCGGAGCTTGTATTCGACGAAGCGTCGGAGCTCAGTAAACGCTGCAAAAAGCAATTCGAGTTCGGCAGCCTTCGGATGGTGAGTGTAGGCATTGATATTTTGGAGCTTAGCTCGGATAAAAAACATTTGTTGCAAGGGCAAACGCGCCCCACTATCTCGAAGTCGAAACTCGTCGAGGTTTCGCTCGTTGACGTCGGTGCGAACGACGACGCGATTGTTCTTTATCGAGGTGGAAAACAATTGAATTTAGCAAGCGGCGCAGACGCCGCATTGCTTCCCGAATTATTAAATCATAAAGAAAATCAAGAAATTATGAACGAAGAATTAAAGAAAGAGGTATCGCTGCTGCTCGGATTGCCCGGCACGGCCAGCGTGGACGCGGTGCTTGCAAAGATGAAAGACGTGTTTGCGACGAAAGACGCGGAAATTAAGCGCTTGCAAGGCGAGGTGGATACCGCAAAATTGGCGGCTGTGACGGACTTAGTTGCCGCAGCTGTGACGGCGAAAAAAATTGCTCAGGATAAGAAGAACTTCTTTATCGAAATGGGCAAAAAAATCGGCGGCGAAGAGCTGGCAAAAGTATTTGATTCGATGCACGCGGAGACGAAGATTACGGATGTGGTCGACTTCAAAGGAGGCAATGGCGGCACCGGAAAAGCGGAGTACAAGAAACTCTCCGAAGTGCCTGCGAATGAGATTATGGAGTTGCGGACAAACAACCCGCAGAAGTATGCGGAATTGTATAAGCAGGAGTACGGCATTGAGTGCCCGGTCTGATCAAAGAAGAAGAATTATTCATGTTTTAAATAGTAATTAAACGAATTATGGGAAGATTTTTAAGAATTTTCATGGCGTTACTGATTAACGCCACATTGGGCTTCACCGCGGCGCTGGCCGTTGGAGCTCCTCCCGTCTTTGGGGCCGTGGGTGCGTGTGCGTTGGGCACGCTTGCAGGCGGCGGTTCCGGCGCGCTGAATGCGGGCGTGCTGGTCGAAGTGTGGACGGGCGAGTTGATTAAAAAGTTGCAGGCAGACGAGCGCGGCAAGTGGCTGGAGGGCATTCCGGATTATTCGCGATACGCTGAGAATGATGTGATTCACATGGTCGACGTGGGCGGCGATCCGGACGTGTTAATCGACAACACGTCTTATCCGCTCGACATCCAAGCGCTAACCGACACGGATGCAGTCTTTAAATTAGCAAAATTCCAGACGAAAGCTACTCCGGTGACGGATGATGAGCTGTATGCTCTTTCGTATGATAAAATGTCGTCCGTGAAAGAGCGTCACGGCGATGCGATTACGGAGTCGAAGCTGAAGAAAGCGCTTCATGCGCTTGCTCCCGATTCCCACACGGCCAAAACGCCCGTTTTGAAAACGACGGGCGATATCGAAGATGGTAGCGCATCGGGACGTAAACGCTTGACCCGTCACGACATTATCGAAATGAAAAAGGCATTTGATAAAATGGGTGTGCCGCAGGCAGGCCGTCGTCTCGTATTGTGCCCGGATCACATTGCCGATTTGCTCGAGAACGACCAAAAGTTTGCCGGACAGTATTATAACTATACGAGCGGCAAGATTGCAAGCTTGTATGGGTTTGACATCTACGAAGAAACGGAGTGTCCGACATACAACCAGTCCGGCGCGAAGCAGGCGCTCGGAACGGCGCCCGTGGGCGGATCGATTTATCAGGCTTCGGTAGCGTTCTATACGAAGCGCGTGTTTAAAGCGACCGGATCGACGAAGTTCTACTACTCCGAAGCGGCGAAAGACCCGCTTTATCAGCGATCTCTCGTGAACTACCGTCACCGGTTTATCGTTCTGCCGAAAAAGAAAGAAGCGATTGGCGCGATTTATTCCGCATTTGTGTAATCTCTGTTTTCATAGGGTTGGGGAGCAGGCGTAGCCTGCCTCCCTGACTCTTCAAAACGCAAAAGATGAGAAAGATATGGCTAAGAAAGCAAAGAAAGAAAAAGTGAGTGCCGGTGCGACCCCCGAACAGGTCGAGATGGCAAACAAAATTTTGGATCAAAATCCGGAGATGCAGGCGGTTTATGTCGTCGACGGCTTGTACTATGCAAGCGAGAAGATGGCGAAAGAAGCGGCTGCGCAGATTGGATTTGAGATTGTGACGATTAAGCGCGGACAGAAAGAGCAGCCCAAGCCCGAAGTCGAGGACGAAACCGTCGAGGATGAACTCGACGCCGATGCGGAAGGAGCGCAAGATGAAGACGAAGAGTAACCTCACGCGCGGGCTGCGCAACAACAACCCCGGCAATATCCGGCTAAGCAAACTGCCGTGGCGGGGCGAGGTGCGCCCGGGACGGGATCAGGCGTTTTGCACGTTCCAAACGATCGAGTACGGATATCGCGCTCTGCTTAAGCTTCTGCGCAATTATCGTCTAAAGCACAGCTGTAGAACGATAAGGCAGATGATTGAGCGATGGGCGCCGCCTTCGGAAAACAACACCGAGGCGTACATCTGCACCGTCTGCGGGCGTACCGGGATGCTTGAAACGTACGCGGTTAATATAGACAGCAAGCGCGAAATGTGTAAACTGGCCGAGGCTATCAGCTATCAGGAAAATGGCGTTGCGGGCAATATGCCCGACATCGAGGCCGGTTGGGAATTACTGTAACTGTTAAGGTTGCAAAAAAATGAGTGTTCATGATCGAAATACTAAGTGTTGTTTTGAATGCCGTTCTGGGGGGCGGGCTGATAGTGTCGCTTGTGACGCTTCGGTCCGTCCGCCGCAAGGCGGCGGCAGAGTCGAAGAAGGCGGAACTCGAGAATGCGGAGCAGGCAGCCCGCATCGTGATGGAGTCCATCGCCGAGCCGATCAGAAAGGAGTTGAAGCATGTCAGTAGCGAGCTATCAAGGTTTAGGCGGGCAGTCGAAAAGGGCTATACTTGTAAGTATCATGTTAATTGCCCTATTCTTGCCGAGTTGCAGCGCGAAGAGAGTGGCAACTACAGAGGTTACGACGAAGGTCGAGGTATTAGAGACTACCCGCGACACGATCGTGACAGTTCTTCCTGATTCCGCCCTGATTCGAGCGTACCTCGAGTGTCAACAGGGTCGCGTCGCGCTAACTCGGCTGATTTCGTTGCCGGGCGCTCGGATTGTGCCGGACGTGACGCTCACGCACGTAAGCGCAAGCGAATCGCTGCTGACGTTTCGTTGTCGCGAAGACAGTCTGCGCATCGAGCTTCAACTGCGCGACAAACTGATCCGCGAGATGCACGAAAACAAAGCAACCGAAACAGTCATAGAGGTCAGGGACACGCCCCTGAAATGGTGGCAAAAAGGGCTGATGGCCTGCGGCGCATGCTTTATCGTACTGTGCCTCGTCGGGATCATCAGGGTTTTAAAGTGAGTTATATAGAATTAATTTTCAAATCATTGTATTATGGCAGAAGGATATATTCACGGTAGTAATCTACTCGTATTTATCGGGGGTAAGGCGATCGGACATTGCACGTCGTGCACAATTACGCACAATACCGAATCAAAAGAGCGTGCAGTGAAACCCGCCTCCACCGTGGCAGGCGGAAACACGGGCAAGTGGACGGAGAAGTCGGTCACGAAGCTGAGCGAATCGATTTCGGGCGAGGGCTTTTGTTTCTACAACGAAACCGAGTGCGGATACACGCAGCTCCTCGATTTGTGGCAGAAAGCTCAGCCCGTCGACGTGAAGTACGCGCATCGAGGCGAAGATGCGACGAAGTACAGAACCGGAAAGTTTGTGATTACGAACTTGGAGCAGACACGTCCCGCTGACGACGATGCGTCGTACAGTATTTCGTTAGAATCGACCGGAGAGGTGAAAGATCATCCGGGAGGATAAGCAAAGTATGTTTAACACTTAGAAAGATAGACACATGAACAAAATCAGAATCGGCGGCAAGGAATACCCTTGCCAAATGACGATGGGCGCCCTGCTTCGCTTCAAAAAAGAGACCGGGCGCGAGGTCACGGAGGTGAAGGGCGACAGTATTTCGGATATGATTACGCTGCTGTGGTGCTGCGTAGCGTCCGCGTGTAAACGCCTGAATCACCCCTTCGACATGTCGCTCATGGACATGGCGGACAGCATGGATCAGGACGATTTTGCTGAGTGGCAAAAGACGTCGTTCGAGGCTGTCCCGGCGCCGAAGTCGGACAAAAAAAAAGCGTAAGCATTGAAACCCTGCTGGGGATCGCCCTCGGCAGGGTCGGGCTGCGCCTCGCGGATTTCGAAGCGCTCACGCCGGATGAGCTGGACGAAGTATTAAAGCAATATACAGAGCAGGAAGAAGCGAGGCAGCGGAATGGATGGGAGCAGGCGCGGATGATCGCGTTTTCGGCCGTGGCGCCGCATTCAAAACGCATTCGCAGGCCGACAGACTTGCTGAAATTCGAGTGGGACGGCAAACCGATCCGGAAGGAAGAAGACGAAAAAATGACGCTCGAGGAGCGTCGAAAGCTCATGGATGAACTTTCGGAGATGTGGAAAGACGATTAGTCTTTGTCTCCCTTTTCTTCCCTGCGTATCGCAGCGTATAAGCCTCCGTAGATCACGGCGACAATCGCCGCGGCAGAAATCATAACAAGCAGTGCCATTCTGTTCAATTTTTAAAAACGCTTCAAAGATAATTTAAACGGTTGAAATAAACAAGAAAAATGTCAAAAAAAACGGTCATATATCAGATTAAGCTGAAAGATATCAGCGGCGATGCGACGGGCAAGCTGAAGAAGCAGCTCGAAGGGCTCGGCGCGACCGTCGAGGTCGTAAACAAGCAGACCGAAGATTTAAAGACAAAGTTCTTAAATTTCAACCAGATTGTATCATCCATACAGCACGTTACAGACGCGATCGGGCAGATTTCGAGCGCAGTCAATACCATGACGGGCTTCTACTCCTCGCAGGTAGAAGTAGAAAGCAGGCTGCAGACCGTGATGCGCAACACGATGAACGCGACCGATGCGGAGATACAGTCGATTAAAGACTTGTGCTCCGCACAGCAGGAATTAGGCGTCATCGGCGACGAAGTGCAGCTCGCGGGAGCGCAAGAGCTTGCGACGTATATGTCGAAAAAGGAGTCGCTTGCGGAGCTGATCCCTGTAATGAACGACATTATCGCTCAGCAATACGGCTTCAATGCCACGCAGGAATCGGCCGTGAATATCGCTACGATGATGGGTAAGGTCTTTGCGGGTCAAGTTTCTGCGTTAAGCCGATACGGGTACACGTTCGATGAAACGCAAGAAAAAATCCTGAAATTCGGCACAGAGGAGCAAAAGGCCGCTACGCTCGCCGAGGTGGTTCGGCAGAGCGTGGGCAACGTGAATGCCGAATTAGCCAAGACCGACGCGGGTCGGATGGTGCAGCTAAACAACACGATCGGCGATATAAAAGAACAAGTCGGACAGATGCTGATGCCGTTTCAAGCGCTTATCACGCAAGCGGCCGAGCTGGGTGTCGCCGCAGGCGGATTGATCCAGCTTACGCAAGCCATCCACGCGACCGGAATAGCCACAAAAGCGTGGACGGCAGCACAGTGGCTGCTCAATGCGGCCCTGGAAGCAAATCCGATCGGGCTGCTTATCACCGCGCTGGCGGCTATCGTCGCGGGCTTGATTTACGCTTATAATCATTCCGAGAGCTTCCGTCGTGCCGTAGACGAAGCGTGGGCAGCCGTAAAGGTGCTCGCCGAGGTGCTGTGGAAAGTTCTCGGCAAAGCGATCGAGTGGCTTATCAAAAGTTTTAAGGATGTGGTTGCGTGGTTGAAAGAGTTCGCGAAGTGGTTTGCGAACACGAAGCTTGCAAGCGGCATCATGAAATTTCATAATCTTATCAAAGAGAACGTATTGAAAGTCTTTGATAAGATCGTGGCCGGGGTTCGAAAGGTGGCGGAATGGCTCGGAAAAGTCTTCGATATTCAAATCGGCGGCGGCGCGATGGATGCGTACTACGAAGCGCTTGACCTGACGAATCAGTTTCTGCAGAAAACGAAAGAAGCGGCAAAGGCAAAAGAAAACCTGTTCGGCGGAGGGTTCTCCGCTTCCGGAGATGGCAAAGGAAAGAAGAAGCAGGAAGAAGAAGTCTTCGACCCCGACACCATCGGTTACTTCCAACAGAAGATTGCCGAGCTGCAAAAGCAGCAGCGTGCGGCCGATACGGAGCATGCGATCGAACTGCAACGGCAGATTAATCTGCTCGAAAAGCAGTTAAAACTGAAAGAGTCGTACATAAACATGGTTGCCAGCGACGCGGGCAAAGAGCTATTAAAAGCCGCTCCGCTTCCTGCAACGAATAAAATAGCCGGGCCGGCCGGCGCATTGAATGTCCATGTCAAATTCGACACGGGCGCGCTGGCACGTTCGGCCGAAGAAATACGCAAACGTTCGGGCAAAATGCTACCCCCGGGGGCAGTGTTCGAAGGGGTGTCGAAGAGCATTTCGGCCGTGGCGGGCGTGATGGGCGGGCTGCGTGACGTCGTCGGTGAAGCGGCGGCGGCATGGATAGACTGGGGACAGAACTTGCTGCAAGCTATCGCAGCCGCGATCCCGCAGATTGCGGCGCTGACTACTGCGGAACAGGAACGAGGTAACGCAAGCATGTATTCTGCGGGAACGGGTGCGGCTTCGGCCGTCTCTTCGATTCCATTTGTCGGCCCAATCCTCGCGATTGCGGCCGTGGCGTCGGTTCTCGCGGCGATTGCGTCGATTCCGCGATACGCTGAAGGAGGTATCGCGTACGGCAAAACAATCGGTATGTTCGGGGAGTATGCAAATGCTTCGACGAACCCCGAGGTTGTCGCTCCGCTCTCGAAGTTGCGTGATCTCATCGAGCCTTCCGCAGGCGTCGGGCAGGTGGTTTTTCGCATCTCCGGACGCGATTTGGAGGGGGTATTAAATAAACGTTCGCAAGTAAATAGAAGAACGAGATAATCGATAGTGAATTACGAATTACAAATTACGAATTACGAGTTACGATGGCAAAGGGCAAAAGATATGAAGGCGAATTTATTAGCGTGGCAGGAGTGCGCTACCGTGTCGAGATATGGCAGGAGGGCTACTCCGGCAACGTAGGAGAACTCTCATTCCCTTACGATACCCCGCTCACGATCGAGTGGAGCGAGGTGAATAAGATCGAACCGGTTATGTCGTCCGCTGCGACGCTGACGGTTATCTCGGATAGCGATCGCCGCTTCGTCGATCTTTATACCACCGTCGCGGGCAGCATCCGCTTAGACGTCTATCGCGAGAATAAAAAATACTGGAGCGGAACCCTCGATCCGGAAATCTACGAAGAGCCGTTTGCGCAGCAAGACGGCTACGATGTAACGCTTACATTCAGCGATTTTGCGATACTCGACCGCATCAAATTCGAGAAAACGACGCGGCGCTTTTGGTCGCTGCAGTCGCTCCTCGAGTTGTGCATCGAAAAAAGCGGCGTGGAGCTGGACGGCGTACAGGAATATATCTCGACGACGACAGGCAAGGGAGCGTTACTGCTTGCGAACACATGTCTGATCGACGAAAACTTCTTCGACGAAGACAACGAGCCGATGACGCTTCGCGAAATCTTAGACGAGATGCTGCGTCCCTTTGCGCTGCGTTTGCAGCAAAAGGACGGCAAGGCGCATGTCTATGATATTCACGCGCTCCACGCCCTGCAAACGAAGCCCGTTCGCTGGTGTCTCGACGACTCCGCGCTCGGCGTCGATAAAACTTTCAACAACTGCGAACTGACGTTCTCGCCGTATATGAAAAATAAGCTCATCGAGGCGGAGAACGACCCGGCTTGGATCAAAGACGCGGAATGCACGTCGCACCGCGTCAACGTCGATTACTCGGATAATAACTTTCCCGGATTCGATATGCTCCTTAAACCGCACAATTTTGCGAAGAGCAAGTTTGTTGTTTACGACGTGCTTAATCTCACGAAGTATTTTAAAATCAAACCGCAGTTATCCGGAGATTCCGAGTCGGGCGTGGCATTTGTTTTTCATACTCGCCGAGGAGATCAGGACTATGTGCCCCAGTGCGGGCACGTATCCAATACGAACGTCGGGGCATGGATCGAAGTGAAAGAAAAACCGTTTGTCTTTCACGATGATGATAAACAAAACGATTACTTGATAAATCTCAAGATCGAGGCGCTCGTCGATGTGCGCTATAATCCCTTCGAGGACGCGGGCGATGATAACGAGCGCGGATGGTGGAAAGAGTTTAATCATCAATGCAATTACTCGTATATCCCCTTCCGCCTGATCTTGCGCGACGAAAACGGGCGGGCGTTGTTTCACTACGACAACTCCGAAGTACTCAATACGTGGATTAATGTCAATACGTATGAGACGGGGCGTCGCTGGGAGCCGGGCGAGGGCAACTGGGAGTCGGCACATGCGGCGTATTACGAGAAGGACGTCGATGGCCGCAAGAAAAAAACAGGCTGGGGCGGCTGGAAAACCAACCAGCCGATTATCGGCTACTATCGCTGGGAACTTCCTTCCATTTTCGATAAGATGTTCGAAGGGGAGTATATCCCCATGCCGCCCGTGTCCGGATGGCTCGAAGTGCAGGTGGGCGACGCGCTGAAGATGAAAGATTACGGATTCGTGCAGACGTTCGATCATCAGAAGATTCATTGGTTCTTGATTAAGAACGTGAGCCTGAACCTCGTGGGCGCATACGGGCAAGAGCTGAGCGAAGACGATATTGTCGTGCGGGCGTGGGTCGATAAGGCCGCGAAGGAGGGCATGGAAATCGATACCGTGTGCGGCACGATGCCGGACTGGTCTCACCCTACAGCCCGAGGACAATTCTTTCTGTCGTCGCGGGAGGTTATCTCAAATTTTACGCGTGCGGGTGTGACGGATAAGGTCGAACGCCTGCTCCTCGGAACCGTCTATTCGCAGTACTACGGACGCAAAAAGAAGCTGTCCGGAACGGCCGATATCGTCAGCGAGCTAAGCCCGATGACCGACGAACACGAATCAGGCAAATTTATGATTGTGTCCGAGATACAAGATTTAATCAAAGACGAGAGCAATCTTGCGATGGTGGAAATCGCACAAGATAATTTTACGGGAGTACCTTTTGAGGAGGAGTAAACAATGAGTAATTATTCATATCGCATCTTAACGAAGCCGGCGCGTCTGCGCCTCGAAGCCGGTACCGATAAAGCGGGCGGTCAAGCCCGCGAGAACGGGGGCAGTGGCAGCGGAACGGGCTCGACGGGCGCCGGCTCGGCTCCGGGGGCGTCTGCGAACTCGTTCGTGGCGGGCGATCGCATACAGATCGACGCGAACAAAAGTGTCATAAAAATATCGCACGAGGAGGCAAAAGAAGAAAATAAAGACTCGCAGACGCTGAACGAAAAAGGATATTTCGTTAAATGTCTTCATTTAGACAAGCAAGGTCATATCGTTAAAGTCGAGACCGAAGAAATCGCGGGCACGTTCGACGATCGTTATCTGCGCAAAGACAAACCCGACGAAACAAATTTTAAGATAACGTTCCTGCAAGGGGCTGATTTCGGGCATTTTGTCGAGGGTTTTTTGGGTAGCGGCGGACGAATTGACGAAAATGGAAATTGCTGGTTCGGAGGCATGCGGCTTCGGGATTTTCTCGAAGTGCCGGAACTGCGTTTCAATCGTATCGACGTGGTCAGCGGCGAGTTGTGGAATTCGATCGCGTTCGGCCTTGTCGAAGATGTCGACACGACGAATCGCATCGTAACGCTCAAGCTCGAAGAGGGAGAGCGATCCGGATTACATGTCAACGATTTCTGCCGCGGCCTTTTTCACAACCTGACCGGAAACGAAACGACGGCGGGCGTCGACGCCTGCGGCTTCGATAAGCTGCCCGGGTTCTCGACGTCGTATTTTATGCCTGTGCAAATCATCGATAATAAGCGGTTTAAATACGACTTAAAACCGGGCACGACGGTGCATCCCTGCAAGGCTATGAAGTTTGCCGTCTATGGAAACGCGACCGACAAAGCACGACAATCGTCCGCATACCATACGCGCAACTATGTGCGCTACCTGTGCGACGTCGACACGTGGGAGATTAAACCACAGCACATTGGCGTGCAGATGGGCGACCTTTCGGGGCTCGTTATCGACGGCGAAAATCTCGGTCGCAAGTCTATTTATTTGGATAATGTGTATTTCGGCAAGAATATTTTGCAAACGCCGGGGTTGAAAGAGTCGCTGAAGGGAAGAGACGCTTATACCGTCGGCCTCGATCGCTACTCGCAGGCGTACAATTCTGCGAATGATAGCATAAATCAAGTTGCTTTTACTGCTTTTGCCTCAAAGGGAGGGCAGCCGCTTACGTATTCGACCGTGTCCGGAGAGGGTAAATTTACTCTATCCGTCAAATCCGCGTCGGGCTGCACGGTTGCGCAGAACGGTGCAGCCGTGCGCTTTACATCGTTCTATGACGCATACACGGGGACGGTGGTTGTGACGGTAAACTGCGAGGGGCTTGTCTCTTATGATCTGTCCTTCGTAGCCACAAAAGTGAGAAACGGAGCACAGGGAGACCCCGGCAACCCGGGGCAGAAGGGTGACATCGTTCGCAGTGTTTATCGCAATTCTGCATTTATGCCTGCGCCGCCGCAAGGCAACCCGCCCCCGGGCTGGCAGTTTGATCCTTACGTCAGCTCCGAGCCGATGTGGATGTCGCAAGCGACGTTCAGCGCGGCGGGTAATCTGCTCACGTCGTGGTCTGTACCTATCCGCATCACGGGCATGACAGGGGCGAAGGGCGAACCCGGTACCCCCGGCGCACCGGGAGCACCAGGCTCTCCCGGCCCGATGCCGACTATGCGCGGTGTGTGGGATAGCAGTAAGACGTATAACGGCTCGTCGTTCTTCGTCGATGTTGTAACGTACAACAATCGCTATTACAGAGCGAAACCGACGGCGGGCGTGTTTAGCGGAGTGCATCCTTCAAATCCTAATTATTGGGAGTTGCTAAACTCATTTGAAAATGTTGCGACCAAGCTTCTTATCGCAGAAGAAGCGAATATCGCTGGGTGGCTGTTTAATAAGAACTACATCCTAAGCCAAAATCGCAATGTCGGCATGGATGGGTCGGCAGACAACCACCCAAGATTTTGGGCTGGGGAGGACTATGCAAGACGGGATAAAGCGTCGTTTAGGGTGTATCAAGACGGGACTTTTTTTGCCGATAAAGGAGTAATTGGAAACTTCGTGATCGGGCAGAGTGGGTTATACGCCTCTGACGAAACTATACAAGGTAGTGTCTACGGAAATCCTAAAGGGCTATGGCTGAATGCATACGGTAGTTGTCGTGTAGTTGATTCTACGGCTATTCGCTTTGGATTGTTTAGCTGTCAGCAAGATCAATTGCTCGATTTGCGTATCAGCCACACGTACGAAAAATTTATAAAATGCGGGTTTTCGGGCGGAGGGTCATTCCGTCTTTTTGAAATAAGTGCAAAACAAGGGCGAGGAGATGAGAGTTGGTACAGGCGTTGGTTTATACGAGTCAGTCATTTTCCGCTTCGCAATCACATCCCTCCCGGATATGTCGATAACCACATGGGCCCTGGCGATTATCAACTTATGTGGAATGCGGAAACGGGATATATTTATGTCAGAGGAGTTTAAAAAGAATAAATATGAGAATCGATTTTTCAAAATTAGAAGTAGAAACGCGCATCGAGCAGTTTGATAACCTCGATTTGCGCGAAGATGTTGGGAATATTGTATTTGCGACTGCTACAACGATTGCAGAAGATGAACTTGCGCGGCGCATCTATAAGTCAGAGGGCCCGGTCGAGTTGACCGAACGCGAATACGAGCAGTTGATGCAATCGCTGCGTACGAATCAGGTCGCTTTCCGCCTTGTGAGCGCGATTGAAAGACAAGTTAAACAATCTTTAGTCAGCGATTAAAAACGATGAAACTGATCACGCAAGGAAGCTCCGTAACGGTGCGCATTCGGCTCAAAGACGGCCCAAAGTGGATCGATTTCGAGCGCGTCGAAAATCTGTATGTTACGCTGTTTAACAGCAACATGAACAGACGCACGCCCCTTGCGGCCGGAAACGAATATACCGTGCACGGAGATACGCTTACGCTGCTGTTAGACAAACGCCTTACCGAGCGAATCGGCAAATATCGGGCGTTGTTGTCGTTCGACCAAAACGGTCACACGCTCGCGTTCGATCCGTTCCTGTTCGCCGTCAGTCGATCTTCTGTGCCTTCGACTTATGTAGAAGGGCAAGGCACAGGGAAAGCGGATATCGAGTACGAGGTCGTCTTCGGGCAAGGTTCCGACAACGAGAGCGATCCGATCTTTCAGAACTCGCCGGCCGGCGCGATCCGGCAGGAGGATGTGGATACGTGGAATACTCCGCCTCGTTTTTTGTCGAACGCGGATATCGATAACATTTGTGTATAAACGATTAATATTAAGATTATGGCAAAGTTTTTAAACGAAACAGGATTAGCCCATCTCTGGGCAAAAGTAAAGGCCTCGCTTACGTGGTCGAACCTCTCAGGCGTTCCGGCGTGGGTCACGCAGCAAAAGCCGACATACACGGCCAGCGAGGTCGGCGCGTTGCCGGATTCTACGCAGATTCCCGCAAAGGTTTCAGATCTTACGAACGACGCAGGCTTTCAGACGCAAGCGCAGGTTACTTCATTGATTGAATCGAAGGTGTCGGGCATGTTTTCGTATAAAGGTAGCGTTGCGAACTACGCTGCGCTACCGAATAGCGGAAACAAAGTCGGCGACACGTACAATGTCTCCGACACGGGCAAAAATTACGCGTGGGACGGGTCAGCGTGGGACGATTTGGGCGGCACTTTCGCCGTCGAAGCAATTGCGAACGGGGAGATAGACAGTATTTGCGTTTAAGGATATGGGGTATTTAGACAAAAACGGACTTGCGCGGGTTTGGCAGAAGATAAACTCCAAACTCGAGGGGCTTGCAGATGCGGAGAATCTCGCGTTCGAGGGCGGAAAGATCGTATTCGCGAATAAATCGTACAGCCCGGAGTCGCACTCCGGGCTCGGTCGGGTCTATCTGAAGCGCAATATCGTAAGCGGGAAGAACGTCCTGACGCAAACGCTTATGTCTGCCCCAAATACGCGTTACATCATACAGTACGATTACGATCTCGACGGGAAAACGATTGTCGTTCCGCATAATTCCGTCCTCGTTTTCGCGGGCGGAAGCTTCAAAAACGGCGCGATCAAGGGCGAGGATGTGGTTGTCGAAAGCGGGGCGCCGTGTTTCGATAAGACCCTCACGATTTTGCCCGGCACATTAAGAGATAATATCCTCGAGTTAAGACTGTTCAAAATGGAGCGTTGGACGGTCGCGCAATATACCGCGAATCATCGAAACAATACGAATCCGGTCGTGTCCGACACGAACCGCATAATCGTAAACAAGCACTTGAAGTACAGACTTATAGTGCCCGCAGGGATTTTCCCGTTTGATGCACAAATCGGCCTGATAGAGACTTTTTCGGAGTATGGCGAAAGCTACGATTCCGGATGCAGTTTGAACCTGCAAGGCGTACCGCTCTCGGAGTACACGGGCGTGTTTAAGCGCTCCGCATTCGTATTCCCGAAATCGAGTGGCTTTTATTGGTATAAAGGGCTGGGCAACATGATAAGTAACGTTCGTGATATGTATTTTGAATGTCACGACAATGTGTTTCATTTGTGGGGCAACTTTGATATTGCGGATATGGAGAATACCCGCACGCCAAACGGCATGACAAACTGCGACTTTTACAATATCGAATTTGTGTCGTGGGCGGGAAGCGGTTTCTATTCCCCCTCAAATTACAGGGTGTATGTGTTCTATAATAAATTCAGCAACATAAAAGGGTGGTTTCCTGCTCAGGGTAAAGGGTTCTGGGAAGGTCTTAGCGATATGTGTAACACATATAACGCAATAACGCTGTTATATATGGGGCTCGACAACAGGAAGTTCGAAGGTGACAATTTCGCTGTTTTTGTCAATCAGAGTGCTTATATCAATCAAGGTAACTTCGACCACAGTCGTTATATATTGCACTACGAAGGCGACACCCTTGAATTTAAGAAACGCTACGAGAATCAGGGTGCTTTCTTCCACGCTACGCGCTGCAACTTCGAAGGTTTAAAAGAGGCGGTTGTTTACACGTCAGGACAGTACGTTTCGATGGGAATAAGCCTTGACGGAACAGCTCTTGTGTGGTACCCAAATGGGGCCACGAAGCCGATTTTCAACGTTTCGCGTCTTAATTATTTTCGCATTAACACGTTCTACACCGTGGGCGTTTCGATGGATAAGATGCTAAGAGTTAGCACGAGTTTCGGCGGAAAAAACATCATAGATACAGACGTCGATCTGAAAGTACATTTCGAAGGTATTGCACCCTTGTTCGTGCCATCTCGTGCTACATCTTCAAGCGCTAACGAGGATATGTCTTTTATTACGTTCTCGGGAAGAACAAAACCGTCGCGGGTGAAGGCGCTTCATGTAGATTGTCTTAGCGCAGGCGTGGTGTTTACAGAGGCTCAAGAGATAACAGACAGCGTCAACCTGTCCGGAGCAAACGAAAATCTGTTCAGTACGAATCTTATCTTTAAGAGAACTCAGTCGTTCATTCTCCTGCATATTTCCGCTTTAACGAGCGTTTTTACTGCTAAAAACTTCGAAGGAAGGCAGTTTACCGTGACCAACGACGGTGCGCAGCTGTGGGTTGTAACCGATCGTGGGAATATTGAGGTTCCGCGGGGCGTGTCGCTTAATCTGTTGTGGAGTGTCGCGGGATTCAAGGTGATTGATGTGTGGTCTAAGATGCTTCGCGCAGATAATACGCATTTTCCGATTGTTTTCGAGGGTGATATGATACTGTCTGGCGATACGACGAAGCAGTATATCATCACGCAACGAAATTGCGGTTTATTCGCCCATGGGGGCGCTATGAAACGGAGTACGCAGTATACTTCTCACATACATGGATCAGGGGTTTATATGCAGAATTTCGGGAAGGCGAATACGGCCATCGTCGGGAATAACGTCTATTGTTGTATCCAGTCCGGGACTACGGCCTCTTCTAATGTGCAGCTTAGTACGATTCAGGGGGCGGAAACGGTCGACGGGACAGTGAAGTGGAGATGTATCGGGGCATTGCCCGCGTATAAAGAAAAAACGTTGTAAGGGGGAGAACCCCTGCCTTCGTAGAGAATGTTTCTCAGGCGTTTCTCTACGACAAAGGTGCCACAACACCACGACAGGGGCGTAAGCCCTTGCGGTGTTGTGGCACCTTATTTTTTACCTGAGAGACCACAAAGATAGAACTTTTAAAAACATTTTAAACAGAAATCAAGATGAAAAAGAATGTAATTCAAATGAAACCGGCTATGAAGACGCCGGTAACGTACTACGGCGGGAAGCAACGAATGTTAAGCATCATCCTGCCTATGATCCCCGAACATCAAATCTTTGTCGAACCCTTCGTGGGCGGCGGTGCCGTGTTCTTCGCCAAAGAGCCCGCGAAAGTGGAGCTGATAAACGACAAAAACGGCGAAGTGGTCAACTTTTATAACGTCGTTAAGACCCGATTTCCTGAGCTGAAAGCGCTCGTCGATACAACGCTTCACAGCGAGAAGCAGCAAAAAGAAGCCAAGCACATCTACTTCCACCCCGAAGCCTTCGACGAAGTGCGCCGAGCGTGGGCGTTGTGGGTGCTTTCGCATCAAAGCTTCTACAGTATATTAGGAAATACGTGGAGGTGCAGCAAAGGTCGCAGCACGGCCGTACAGTTGCTTGCGCGAAGAGAATCTTTCACGGATGCCTACTGCGAACGATTAGAGCGTACGTCGATCTTCTGTCGCGATGCATTAGATGTTATTCGAAAAGCCGATCACGAAGACGCATTCCATTACGTCGATCCTCCTTACTTCAACGCCGACATGGGTCACTACGCAGGCTACATGATCGAGGACTTCACAGCCCTGCTCGACACGCTTGCGAACGTACGCGGGAAATTTATGTTGTCGTCGTATCCCTCCGACGTCCTGCGCGAGTACACCCAAGCGCACGGCTGGCGAACATACGAATACCAGCTGCCGAGGTCTGCGGGAGGTGGAAGCAAAGTGGAAGTGTTAACACTCAATTACACGCCGCCAGCAGAGATCGAGTGCTCCGTCGCAGCGTAAAAAAAAACTCGGCACTGAAAAAAAAGTGTCGAGTTTTTTGGACGTTTCGTTTTGCGTTTTTGGACTTTTCGTTTTTCGGATTGTAAGTAATTATCATCATGCTCTTGGGATGTCTCGGTTTTGTTCTTTACCGTGCATTGGGCAACAATAGTCAAACACAGAATTCTGACATTGTCTCAGCCGGATACCGCAATATTGAATCTAGATTGAGAATCTCCGGTATTATTCTACCGCATAAAGAAATCGAAATAAAATCTACCATATCAGGGGTCTTGGAAAAATTGTTGATACATATAGGTGATGAGGTAGATTTGGGACAGCCTATCGCACGAGTACAATATGTAAAAGACCCGATGGAACATAAGCAGCTACAAAGTCAATTAGAAGTAGCGAAAGAAAAGCTTGATCATGCGGAGGCTATTTTCAGGCGTACAGAAGATTTGTATCGAAAAGGTGTTATTACACTGGAAGAGTATGAAAATGAAAAAAGCAATTTAAGCATTCTTCATTCGAACTATCAGTCGGTTTTGACGGAAATAGGCATGCTAAAAGGTATATATGGGGAAGGGAGTATCTCCAATATTATCACAGCAACAAACAGTGGAACAATCTTAGAATTACCGATTAAAGAAGGGGGCTCTGTGATGGCTAGAGGTACATTGAGCGAGGGGACGACCATTGCAAAGATAGCAGATCTGAAGTTGTTGATTTTCAGAGGAAGTGTTCTCGAATCCGATATGGTGAACCTGCATGTCGGAATGCCGGCGACCTTTACCCTGATGGCGGCAAAAGGCATTAATCTCTATGGGACATTGAACATGATTGCACCGAAAGGGACCATTCAGGAAGGCGTTTCACGTTTTGAAGTAACTGCTAATATAGAGATTCCCGATTCATGTCGCTCATACATCAAAGCCGGATGTACGGTCAATGCCGAAATCGTTATCGACAGAAAGAAACATGTATTGGCATTAGAAGAAAAATATTTTCAGTTCAGTTATGATTCGGTCTATGTGGAAATACAAAAAGAAAACGGCGATTATGAAAAGCGTTTCTTGAAAACCGGCATATCCGACGGTACATATACGGAAATCGTTTCGGGACTGGACAGTTTGGATAGGATAAAAGTAACTGAAAACAAATAAAAAATGAGAGGAATAAATAGACTTTTATTGTTGACAATCGGTGCCTTATGTATGTATCAGTTGTATGGGAAAATTTCCATCCCTATAGCTCGACAATCGTGCAAATATTCGATCGATATCCCTGACGGTTGGGATACGATTCCCCAAAATGTCTTTCTGCAAAAATTGGGAAAATTTCCTTTGGATATCGGATTATATCCTGTCTGCCAAAAGGACTATTTTGACGGAAATTATATTTTTATAAGCTTTTTGCCAACGATGAAAACATTAAATGGTTTTAAATTCGACGCGATAGTTGAAGAAGTGCTTGCAATGAACAGGAAAAATATGCCTGCTAATGACTCATTAAAAATATTGAATAGTAAATCTGAAATCGTAAACGGTAAATATTGTATTCAAACGGAATTTTCTGCATTAAAAGACAGTATTTCAATAGCATGTTTTCAGAGTTTGTATCTTACCAAATTCGGATATATATCCGTGACGGGTTACAAAAAGCCGAATGGTACATATCAGATAAAAGACGTTTCGAAATCAGTACTTAATGGAATAAATGTAGAGAGTGATTATCAATATCAAGAGCCACAAGGGGGGGCTCGTTTTTCGGTGAAGCAGATTCTAATGGCTATAGGTATAGGTTTCGTTGTATATCTTATGTTGGCATATGTGCCGGGATTGCTAAAAAAGAAATGAAATCGTTGCTTTACATATTTCTGTTTTTGTTGCTTATTTCGTTGCATTTGAATATAGGTGGATGGTTTGTTGAATCGCAAGGTTTGTTTTATATTGCGTCATTAGGCGTACTGTTGTTGTCGGCAATTTTGATGCGTAAAGGATTTTGTATCGGCAAAGGAGAATGTCTTATTTCAATTTTGTGTACATACATACTGATTCAAATGGTAGTCAGAGGCCATGAATACGGTTCATATTGGATTTTCTCCGTGGCAATTTTATGGCTGTTGTTTTTTGCTTTCAAAAACTTGTTTCACCAAAACAGGCTTTTTGTAAAATATACTTTTTGGTTTGTTGTGGCAGGTGCCGGCTTGGAAATTCTGTACGGATTTGGTCAACTGTTCGGTTTTATTGGCAACGGAGAGAGTCATTTTATATTGGGTGGTTCATTAAATAATCCGGGTGCTTATGCCGGTTATTTAAGTGCTGTTTTTCCTCTGATACTTTCTGTTTGGCTCATATATGATAAACGCCATAAAAAGGCTGAAAATATTTCTTATGTTTTGGCTTCTTGTCTGATTTTGATGTTTTATCTCATCATTATTTCTCAATCGCGAGGTGCTTGGATTGCATGTTCGGTTGGGAGTCTTGTGGTTTTAAACAATAAGTTTCTGTTCTATAATAAAATCGTTATTTTTTTGAATACAGCGGCAAGAAAATTCGTAGCCGTTGTTTGTTCTGTTTTGCTAATAGCCATTGCCGCATACGCTTTATACCAGTATAAGGCAGATTCTGCATTCGGAAGGCTATTGGTGTGGAAAGTAGCATTGCAAAAGCCTTATCAAAATTTGATTGTGGGAGATGGAATCGGCGCTTTCGAGGCGAATTATGGGCATTGGCAATCTGATTATTTTGCAAGGGGGAGCAGTTCTGATGCTGAAAAAAAAGTGGCGGATTATGTAACTTGTGCTTATAATGAACCGTTGCAAATTTTTATTGAGCAGGGTTTATTAGGAGTGTTTTTGTGGGCAGGCGTTTTTGTCGCGGCATTTCGCAGAAAAAAATCTCCATATTCGCCGTTTATTCTCGGTGCAAAAGCCTCGCTTTGTGCCATAGCAGTGTTGTCATTCGTTTCTTATCCGTTTCAGACAGCATTGATATATTTACATTTTATCATCTGCTTGGCAATAATCTTCCATAAAAAGCATACTTCGGATTTTGCCGTATTTCCTAAACTTCAATGGATATGTACGGTTGCAGGAACGATTACCCTTGCCTTAGGGTTTATCAATCTGCATGGATATAAGTTGCAGCGAGAAGGGCTAAAATCCGTATTCGAGGGACGGATAGATGCCGGTATTGAAAAATATAAAGAGGCTTACCCTATCTTGAAAGACAACGGAATATTTTTGTTCTACTATGGATCAGCGCTTGCCTTAAAAGAACAATATGATGAAAGTTCTGAACTATTGGAGCAATCTATTCGTAAAACATCAAATCCGAATGGGTATATTTTGCTTGGCAACAATTACCGGAAGCAAGGAAAATACAACGAAGCGGAAAGTGCATATAAAAATGTAATTTATCAAATTCCGTCTAAACTGTATTCCAAATATCGATTGGTACAATTGCTGTTGGAACAAGGGCGTGAATCGGAAGCTCGCCGATGGGCGAACGAAATTCTTGCAACCAAAGAGAAAGTGCCTACTACAGCAGCTAAAGAAATAAAAGAAGAAATGAGAAAATTGTTGCAATATGAATCTGTTGATAAATAATTGAATGACAGTAATTCGTGAGAGATGTAAAAGCAAAGTGCAAACAGGAGTACATAAATGTGCGAATTTCTGCATATGATAAGTAAATCAATTCAATTTTTACTTCTTATTTTTGCAATCAATATAAAACATGGATCTTCCTGATATGGATTTGAAGTGATGATTATGTAGAACTTAAAAAAAAGAATGTGCCTATGGGGACGGTATGACAAAAAAGAGATTTTATTCGGTGTATAACCGGAGCAAAGATGATGCGCCTGACAAATTTTATAAAGTGTTTTTACACAGTCGAATTTGTCAAAACTCAGAAAGCTTATTTTGAGTAAATCTTAGTGTTTGTCGAATTTTCGACGAATGTATTTAGTAAGTAATTGATTAAAAAAAACAATTTAAATTTAAGACGTGATGAAAACAAATAAAAAAGCGATTTTTGGAATGCTGGTGGCTATGGTTATGTCACTGGGAATGATGGGTGGTATTAATAGCAATAATGGTCATAGTCTGGAACAAATAACATTTGGTTGTGCATATATGGCTGCAGGTGGTTCTGAGGGAGGTCCTGCAATGCAGGCTGCGTGGGGCTTAACTTCTGCTTATGGCTATAATGTGACGTCTGGGTTGGCTACTGCAGCTATTGCTAATGGTTGGAATCCCGCAGGATGGGTTTGCGGCGGTGCTGCTATTGTATGTGGCTTATGA